TGGAAATTTGGGACTGAATGCTGCTCAAAAGGGCTGGGGTGGTTTGAAAAAAATTATCAGTGGTACAGCGTCTGCATTGACGAAGGTAACCACAGTCATTAAAAGAACATCTGGTGCATTCGCTGCACTCATACAGAAGTTTACAAGCGGTATTCCTGTTTTACGAAGGTTCACAGGTGCAACAAAATCAGCATCTGGTGGACTGGGCGGTGGATTAAAAAACATTCTCAAATATGCGTTCGGTATCAGGTCACTTTTTGCTTTGGTGAACAAGCTGAGAAGTGCGTTAGTAGATGGATTCAAAAACCTGGCACAGTACAGTGGTGAGACAAATAACAGTATTTCAATGCTGATGTCTTCCCTGACGCAGTTAAAGAATGCATTTGCGGCAGCATTTGCACCTATTTTGAATGTGATCGCACCTATTCTGAATACACTGATCCAGAAGATTATTTCTGTAGTTAATACATTTGGTCAGTTGACGAGTGCATTAACAGGTAAAACAACTTACATTAAAGCGAAAAAAGTTCAGCAGGATTACGCCAAGAGCCTGAACAGTAATGCCAATTCAGCTAAAAATGCCAAAAAAGCAAATGAGGAATTGAAACGTACCATTCTGAGTTTTGACCAGATCAATAAGATGGATGATAACAGCAGTTCTGACAGTAACAGTGGAATAGCTGATACAGGTGGTCTGTCACCTTCAGATATGTTTGAGACTGAAAGCATTCCTTCAAAGATTAAAGGGATTGCCGACATGATTAAACAGGCATGGAAGAATGCTGATTTTACAGAAATCGGTGCTATGGTCGGTAACAAACTGAATGCCGCACTGAACAGCATCCCATGGGATAAGATCAAGAACACCTGTAACAAGATTGCAAAGAGTGTTGCCACTTTTCTGAACGGTTTTCTTGAAACAGTTGACTGGAAACTGGTTGGTAATACCCTTGCTCAAGGCATCAATACCGCTTTTGGTATGGCAAATACGTTTGCCGAAAATTTCCACTGGGATAGCCTTGGGAAAGCAATTGGTAATGGTATCAATGGTGCGCTGGGTGGTCTGGACTGGAACCTGATACAGGAAACTGTACGCAATATTGCAACAGGAATCACTGATACACTAAACAGCTTCATTCAGACAACTGACTGGGCGTTAGTTGGTCAGTCGTTCGGTAATGGTATCAATACCATTCTGGACTTCTTCCATACCGCTATCAATAACTTCGATTGGACAGGTGCTGGTACAGCACTTGCAGATTTTGTCAATAATTCAGTAAATACCATTGATTTTGTCAATTTAGGACAAACTATATCAGATGGGATCAAAGGTGTTTTTGATTTTGGCATAGCTGCGATTGAGGGTATTGACTGGTGGACAATTGGTGAAAAAGTTCGTGATGGTTTAGCTGCTATTGACTGGAACGGCATAGCTGACGGATTCTTTGAACTTATTGGTGCTGCATTTGGTGGCCTATCTGCATTTTTTGGTGGTCTTCTTTCTGATGCAGTTTCTGGTGCTCAGAAATACTTCCAGAAGAAGATTGAAGAATGTGGTGGAAATGTGGTCAAAGGAATCTTTAAAGGTATCAAGGATGCTGTTGTTGGCATTGCCGAGTGGATAAAAGAGCATATTTTTACACCATTCATGAAAGGTTTTACAGCTGCATTTGGTATTCATTCACCGTCAACCGTTATGGCTGAACAGGGTGGATATATCATTGATGGTCTGCTGAAAGGTGTGAAAGATAATATCAGTAAGTTCCTGAATTATATTAAAGAAATTCCTGGTAAAGTACTGAAAGCAATTGGAAACATCAAGAACAAGGTCTTACAGAAAGGTTCTGACATTGTTTCCGGTCTGAAAGATGGATTTAATGAAAAAGTTTCTACATTCACCAGTGTTCTTGGTACACTTCCTGAGACAATCAGGAATGCTATTCCAAACCTGTTTGATGTAGGATCAAATATCATTCAGAACTTTGCAAACGGATTTTCAAGTGTTCATATTCCTATGCCACACATTGGTTGGGACTGGACAGGTGGGAGCATCCGTATTGGTAATTTCTCATTTTCATTACCACGTTTTAATTTGCAATGGTACGCAAAGGGTGGTTTCCCGGAAATGGGACAGTTATTCATTGCAAACGAAGCAGGACCTGAGATGGTCGGTAAGATGGGAAACCGAAATGCAGTAGCTAATAACAACCAGATCGTTGACGGTATCAAGAATGGTGTATTTGAAGCTGTACTTGATGCGTTCAATGCCAGCGGAATCCTTGAAAGGGATGATTCTGAAAAAGAAGTTACTCTTGAATTTACACTGAAGGCTGACAGCGAAACACTATATAAGGTGGTCCGTAAAGGTAAGAAGAAATATGATTATCGTTTTGCGGTAACTGAGACAATTTGACAGGGGGTGTCACATGGACAACATTGTAATCAAAGTGGGTGGTGTGACACTACCCAAGGAAGTTT